CATTAAATCCAAAAAATTCACGTTTTGTTTTACCTAATACTTGATTAAATACTGCTCTTTTAAGCATTTCACCATTACTAAATCCTACTGATACTTTATTTGTTCCTGTTTTTTTAACCGTTTTTCCACTAGGAGTTAAAGCACCTAACATTCTACCAGAATAAAATAAATCAACTTTAGTTGGATAGCCTTTTTTTTGTAGATGTTTTAAGTAGCCTTGTGAATAAGGTGCAAAGGGTGCATCTCTAAAGTCTATTCCTTTAGCAGTTTTAGTTCTGATAATATCCAGTAATTGAAAACCACCTTGTAGTATTCCTTTTTCAATAATAGTTTTGATTTTTCTCTCTACTTTTTTTAATCTTGTTTTAAGAAACTCGGTATTAGTTTTAATCTTTACTGATACAACCATTATCTAATTAATCGTTTTGACCCATGTAATGGTTCTCTTTCATTAACAGAAATAGTAGCATTAGCATCTGAATCATATTCAACACCATCTTCTAATATTGTTCTAAATTCTTTATTGTATTCAGACATATATTTTTCAGACATTCTTTCAAATCTATCTTTTTCTGTTTCAGGTCTAAACTTTGATAATGCTGGACAAAAAAATCTACCTAAAAACAAATAAACACCAGCACGTTCAAACTGATCTAAATTAACTTTTGTATTAACCATTTCAGCAGTATTAAGAACTGTAATATCTGTAAAAACATTTGTTTTATATACTAACCACCATTCAATTCTTAATTGTCTAAATATATCGTTAGTAGTTTGTTCAAAAAAATTAACAGCTTCGGTTGCAGTAGAAGCTATACCAAAATCAAATACATCTGGTTGATACTTTGTTACATCAGCTGCTACTATTACATCTGCACCAGTATAATTAGCCATAACTTATTTCCAGATTAGATAAATTATTAAAACAGCTAAAGGTATTGAATACATAGGATTATTTTTAGATTTAATCCACACCCATTTACACCATTTCTTTAATTTAAGTTTAATTAATTTGTTCATCTTTTTTCTTCTTTGTTTTTTGTTTTTGAGGTTTTAATTCTACAATGTTTTCTTGTTGAACCTCTTTAACTTCTTTTACAACATCTTGTACTGGTTTGAAACCTCTAAACTCCCATACTTTAATATTTTTTTTATAGTCAGTTATATTTCTCTCTATAATTCTAGTTCCTTTTTGTAATTGAATTTTTGTTACTTTTTTTTGTATTATTTGTACCATTGTTATTTCCTTTTTAAGTTAATGTAAGGGCTATTTCTAGCCCCCACAAATTATTCAAACTACGCTTGTATAGATGAATCGTAATGTAATTCAACTCCATATGAGTCATGGATTTCTCCAACACCATATACAGAAGTTGCTACAATCTCGTCTGCTCTTAGAGAAGCATCTCTTTGAGTTTCGATTTTAACATCTTGCATAATCGCAATAGCTAATGCGTCTTTATGGAACGCACCACCTTTGTAATCACCAGCAGTACCAGTATTAGCCATGTTTGAAGTTTCATAAACATTCATTCCAGCTATTCTACCAATTAAGCCTGATCTTAAAGCTTCATTAGAACTGTCTGTTGATAATCCAGCAAAGGTATTAGTCATTGTAGATTTTAGATCGTAAGCGATTTTAGGGTGTAGTACTACGTTGCAATCGTCAGTAGATAATGCGTTTTGTTTCAAAGTAGAAAGAGCATTAAATAAAACTGCTGCACTTATTGCTGCAGAACCATCTCCTAATGTAACACTAAAACCATCAAACAAAGCAGTTAAATCTGCGTCTTGTTTAATAGCTAATGCTTCCCCAAATAATTTACCAATATCTGCTGCAACATTTCTTGGTGCAGCGTTTCTTGCCAAATCAGTTAGAGTAGTCATAACACCAACTTCGGCAGCAGTAATAGTTACTGAACTTGGGTTGATTGCTGTGTTTGATAAATCAGTTGCTTCGTCCACTGCTGCTGCAGAAACTGCTGCATAAACTGGAACTTCAACTGCTTTACCACCACCAGAGATCGCATAGTTTTTAACTAGGTTTCTCATAATGGATTTTTCAGATGCTACAAATTGTGCTTCTGCTACTATCTCTGTGTATAGTTCCGATAGTGTGGAACTTGTGCTTTCGTTAGACATATTATTATCCTATTAAGTTATTTGTTTAAGTTAATTTGAACTGCCCCAGTATCTCGTTTTTTCCTATAATCAGAATAGGCTTTACGATCTTCTGGTTTAGTTAAATCTAAATCCTGTAATGTAAAGGGTTTAACAGTATTACCACCAATAGCACTCTGGCTTCCTGAACCAGACAGAGACCCTTGACGGAAGTGTGGGTTGCTATCTAAAAACTCTTTAACTCTATCTTCAATAGTAAAAAGTTCTCCTTTTGCGTTATATCTTACATTGGAGTTATTATCAACTATTTCTATTCTGCCATCATCATTATATTTTACTTCATCTTTTAATAAAGCAACTACTTGTTGAGCATTAATTGATTTTTGTTGATTGGCAATAGATAGGATTGAATTATCAACTTTTTCTTTTTTGATTTGATTTTTATACTTTAAAAGTTCTGCATCTTTTTCAGATAATCTTTCTTGCATAATCTTCTCTAAATCTTGCTTTGTTTTAGCGTCATTTAATTGCTGTTTTTTTACAAGTTCAGCTTTTTGAGATTCATCTTCTTGAAGTTTCTTTTCGTATTTTCTTTTTTCAGCTTCAAGTCTTGATGAAATAACTTTATCAAGTTGCTCTTGTGTGAATTTCATTTCTTTAACTTCAACTGTTTCTTTTACTTCTGCTTGTTTAGTATCTGCTTGTTCAGTTATCGGTTGAACGACCTCGTTTTCTTGCGTCATTTTAAGACTCCTATTGGTTAATTATTATGCTTTATCAATATTATGATTAAATTACAATACCCTTAGTTGTAGGGTAAAATTTTTCTATATCTTGTTTATCTATATCTTTTTTATTTTTAACAGATAATTCCAATATATTGATTAATTTTTGTTCTAAAATTTCATTACCGATAATGTGAATAGTTGATATATTTAAAGGTTTTTTAAAAGTATCGTAATATTGTTCAAATAATTCATTTAATTTAAACTTATTTGTATTTGTGTTATTATATAAGTATTCTTTATTCATTTATTTCTCCTATTCTTTTAGTTAATGTATCAAATCCTTTTGTGGTGCTGGGTGCATAGTGTTCAGCTAATTTTCGTTCAATATTTCCTATTTCTTTAATAGGGTGTTTATTAAAAGTAGTATGTTCTGCCCATGCTTCTAGTGTATTTCCTTTTGTAAATATTTTAGTGCCTGAAGATTCAAGAAATGGAAATTCGTCATAATAAGCCTTACCATGCCCCCACCCATTAGATTCTTTTGTAATAGCACCTATGTAATCATTAAATGTTGATGAAAATTGATTATCCGGAGTTATGCCATTAATACCACTATTGTCCATCAATTTATTATCAATTTTGAGTTTAAAATTTAATACCGATCTAGGAGATTCATTCATGTCGTTATAGTTTAAATATTTTACAACTTCTTCATCTGTTAAAATGTTTGATTTGTAATTATTGTTAATTTTTGTATAATATTTATCAAATTCATCAGGCTTGTATCGACCATCTATAAGATCAGAGGGTGCATTGTTTTCAATTTGGTTAAATTTAGTTTGGTATAGTTTTTTTCTTTTACTATATGTTCTGCTTAAAATTTTATCGTCATCTATAATATTAGATACTAGATGAGAAGATAATAAATCATCTTTAGTATTGCCATTTGCTATTCCAGTTGGTGTTTTAAATCCATTTAAAACTTTCTTTCTTGCGTTAGGATTAGCTACTAAGTAATCGTTTAATCTATAATCTATTCTGTGTGTATATTCGTGCATTACAGTTAGTTGTTTTCTAATTTTATCTTTATGATCTCCTATTTCAAGTATATCAAGATCGGTTGCTGGATTATAATATGCACCCTTACCTTTGGTTTGTCTTATACTCTTAACTGGTCTAAGTAAAGATATAGCACTTGAATAAGATGTTTTAGTTTTACCAAAACTTTCTTCCACTAAATTTCTTTCTAATTCTCCAAGTTCTCCATAAATATCTTTAGATTCTTTTTTAATTATAGGTGTTACTTCTTTTAATATATCTGACTCATCTCCATCTTCTTCGTACCAATCAGGATTAACATAAGAGAATTGGTGTCTGCAATTATAACCACCTCTACTTACCATTGGAGTTCCACCTTTTTTACCACTCCATGAATTGCTATTCCATATTCTAGTTATATCAGCGATAGTATAAATACCTTTACCACTTCTATCAAAAACACCATTAATCATATTTCTACAATGCGATCTAGTAGTTGGTATTACATCTCCATAGTATTTAACATAAGTTAAACCAGCATCTTTAGCTTTGTTAAAGTTTAAAGTTGCATCAAAATCTCTTAATGAATCGTTTAATATTTGACCAGCATATCGTTTCATGTTCTCACCAACTCTTGTACTGGCGTATTTACTTTGAAGTATCTTAACTGCTTCATCTACTCTTGATGCTAGTGCTGGGTTATCTTTATTGTTCTTAACATAATCAACTAATCTATTAACTGCTGGGTCGCTTGATGTAGCATAAATTCCATTAATGGATTCTCTTAATTCTTTTTCTAATACAGTAAATTCAGTACCAAGTAATGTATTTTGATATACTTTATCTGATAGTATTCTTGTGAAGTTATTAGATACATCTTTAAACTGTGTATAATATTGTTGTTTAAGATTCTGAACTAATGCTAAATCTCCTTTTGTTAGTTCTTGAAATTCAGGTGGTATAAGTCCAATAATTTTAAACTGTCTTTCAACTCTTTTAGCTTGTTCTCCAAAGCCCTTTCTAACTACTCTATCTGCAAATGGTAAATATTCTTTATCAAGTATAGCTTTAATTTGAGGTCTTATTGCAACAGCACTTTGTAGTTCAATTAACTTACCAGCAGTTCTAGGAAGTGATGTATCAGCTAAAGATACTATCTGTGCTTCTATTCTATCTAGTGTTTGAGTAAGTTGTTTGTAATATTCAATCTCGGCTTTTTCAATACCCTTGATTCTGTAGTTTGTTAAATCTTTTATTATATCTGACATTCATTAAATAGTTTCTTCTGCTACTGTTTCTTGTTGAACTTCGTCTTGTGTAAAATCTCCAACTTCTGATTTAATATCTATTTCATTAAAGATTAGATTTAACTTCTCATCATCATCAACTACTGCTCTAGCTATTTCTTTATCAATTTCTTTTGATAGTGTAGGTGATTGAACATTGATTGCTTTTGCTTGTTGATAGAAAGCAAGGTCTGTTGCGTAATCTCTAATGTTAAATGAATCAGGGTAATTAATCTCTCCATCAAATGTAACTTTTTGAAACATTGCGTATAGTTTAAATAACTGTTCTTCTGCTAATTGTAAGTTATCTGCTTTTTCAGATAGTCTAGCATTAAGTAATTCAAATTCAGTTTGTAAAGCTACACCAGAACTAATCCCTGACTTTGTAGTTCTAATAGCACCAGTATGTGCAATTCTATTTATAGATTCTACTTTGTTATTAATTGAATCCATAATTGATTGTAAGCTAGAACCAGATGGTTGTAGTAAGTAAGGTTTTAAATTAGGTTCTAATTCATCAGGCATTTCTATAATAGCACCAGCACCAGCACTAGCATTGACACTGGGAGTCTTAACTAAACTAGGGTGGTTTGTTAATCTGATTAATTGTTCCATTTCAGAGTATTCATTGTAAATAGATTTTTGAAGATCGGCTATATCAGTTAAATCTGATTGACCAATTCCTCTCTTATGTGATTTAGCATTATATAAAATAACTGCTGGTATCTTACCAATCATATTAGGGACAGTTTCTACAAGTCTTGGTTCTTCTCTATTAGGAATATAGATTGTATCAATTTTATCTCTATACCAAAGTTTAAGATATTGACCATTATCTCTATCAACTTCTTCTCTTACTTTTAAATAGTTTAGTTCGTATTTACCATTAGGTAATCTTTCGTAATTCCAATCAAAAACATTTTCAGGTGTAAGTATTGAAACATAAGGTCTAATGTCTTGTTCTAATTCATCAGCTTTTGTACTTGTTAATATATTAGGCTTATCTAAAATCATAAAACAATGACCATAAATAGATGCATAATTCTGTGCTTGTTTAACTACTGAATTTAAGTTGTTACCCTCTAAATCAGCATCTCTTAAAAATGATTGTAAAGATGTTTCATCTTCCATTGAACCAAAGTCTCTACTCGGTCTAACTCTAAATAAAAATGATGAGTATATTTGAATAATGTTTTTACAATGATTGTCGCAAGGTGTGTTAGCAATTCTTTGATTAAATTCGTTATCTAGTTCAAGATTATATCTTGATAAATACCTACCTGTTGCATAGTCATATCCACCATTATAAGAACGAATATAGTATTCCCAGTTCTTGATTGTTTCTGAATAGTCTTTGTGGGTAAGTAATGCTTGATCTCTAGTGTATGCCATAATTTATTTCATTGTCCATCTTGATGGAGAACTAAATATTGTCTGTGTGGTTAATGGTTTTAAATAATCAATCATATATCCTAGTGCGTCATTCATATGGTCGAATCCATCTTCCTTATCAGGAATATTTGTATTCTCTTTGTATATCTGTCTTTGTAAACCTTTTATCAGTGTTTTGCAAGATTGTGAAACAAAAATATGCCTTACTCCTGTAGAATCTTTTAATCTACTATTGACAGCATTTACTCTATCTCTAATTGCTGGGTGTTTGTTTTTAACTTTAACTTTAAAACCAGCGTTCTGTAAAATAGATAAATCAGTTCTACCACCAGCAGATGTTTTTCTTTGTTTAGATGCTGGGTCAGGATATATAAAGATTGGTATTTTAGTACCATATCTATCTCTTAATTCTTGCACCATTTCATCTGTATTACTTCCATAGATAATAACTTCATCAAGAAAGAATACTTTATCCTTATCTAATTGTGCAACACAAGCTGACATAGGGTCAACGTTAAAGTCCATTCCTATATGTAAAGGCTTCTGCCAATCTATTTCTTTTTTAACAACATTCTCAACTGGGTGGAAGTTATAATAAACAGAACCAGCATAGTTTTCAAATGTACCTTCAAACTCTTGTCTAAAAGTTCTAATATCAATATCTTGTTTAGCTTGTTCTATTTCATCTGCTGAAACTATACCACCCTCTAAAGTAGTATATTGATAACTGTCCCATTCTTCGTCTTGCTTACCTTTTAAATATAATTCATATGACCAATTACCATAGCCTTTAGGAGTTCCACAGAATAAGACTCTACCTAATGTATCAGAAACAGAAGCCCTTAATACTTCATACCATGCTCGTTTATCTATATCTGCAAACTCATCTAATATAAGAAAGTTTAATCCACTACCTCTTAAAGCAT